AATAAAACATTAAAATACTAATGGATGATTTTAATGTTTCTAGTTTGACACAATCGAAGAATGAATGGGGGTCGCGTCTTTTGACAATATTGACACCGTTTTTAGTGGAAGGTTTGCAATCGATTTTCAATGAGTCGCATGCTTTATGTAAACAGAATAACGAACCGGGAAAATATCTGATGACTTTTCAGAATTTTATAAGCAGAATACCGAATTGGAATCAGAATATGATAGAACAAGAGAGAAAAAGAATCGTAGAAAAAAGCGGATGCAATTATTTAGAAGATTTGGTGACATGTGTCCATATTATTCAATTGAAACTTCTCACTGCAATTCGTGTTGGTCAAAAGCAAAAGAAGATTGATATTGACATCCCAAAACTAGACTCATTCATTCACAAAATCTATGTCCATATTGCCAGAAAAATGTACAAGAATGTTTATCTTTTTGAAATCGGTATTCCTGCATTGACAATCCAGAAAAACAACAGAGAGATTGAGCACATTATTCACGAATGCATTTTGCACACGATTCGCGAAAGTATTCCAATTGAGGCCATCCTCCGCGCTTATATGGACGAGACGACAGAAGACGAAATTGTCGAGGAAATCAAAGAGGAGACCATCGGCGTCAAGCAGGCACCTCCGCCGGAACCGCCAAAGCCGTCTTCATTCGACATGCCTCGCGAGGACACAACTACAACATCCCTGGAGCCCGTCTCGATAAAATTCAACGACATTGATTTCGCGCAGGATGTGGAAGGGATGGAGCATCAGGTTCCTGCGCCGAAAACCCTGGAAAGACTAGAGGAGATTAGCGAGATGCGCGCACAACAACGAAAGCAGGAGGAAGAGCAAGAGCAGGAAGACGAGGATAATGTGAAATTGAAAATATTCGACGAGCCGATTCAACTGAATGACTTGGAAGTATTTGATATGAATCCGCAGGAGCCTGTTAATTTGGAAGAGTTGCAGTTGGATTTTATATCGCTTGACTAATCTTATTGTATTTTAAATAAGGGAGTTTACTTTTAGGGAATTTGCGTGTAAATTTGGAATCGCAAAGAGTATAGCATTTTCTGTCGATATTGGGGGAGGAATCGACGGCGGATGATGACGATGCGCGCCTTTTTCTTAATGTTTGCGCGAGCAATTTGGTGTGCGCTTTTCTAGTAACAGTATTATTGGTGGCATCACACTCGTACATGCATTTGTAATAGTATCCTGCTCTCGTTGTCCCGGCAAAAATGGGCGGAAGTCCTGTGGTAATATCGACTGTATTGACTTTATCCAAATAATAGTTTGAAAACCTCGCAAAATATTTACGCACCCCTACATACGGACCCGATGTCGACAAGCTCTTTAAAGCGTTGGTGAATTTGAGACGGAGAGCGCTGTTTGATTTATATAGTACGTTCTTCGGATAGTTTTTGTAAATACCGATGAGAATATTATAAAGATAAATGAGAATTGCGTCTTTGTTGCCGTTAGAAGGGTCTGAAAGTGCATTGAAATTATCTAAAAATAATTTGAGCTCTACCTCGCATGCTGCTAAAAGTTTTGGAGAGAGATGTTCCGGGTCCCTGTTATGTAGAGTGGGTTCGTATTTTATTCGGGGAATATCGATTGCAAAATTTGCGTCGTATTTTGCAAAGTCGTCGCAAGTATATGTCTGTTTTAATACCATTGTTGTTAATCCTTTACCAACTTCACCATTTAATACCTCTAATATTATATTCATATTTGTATTAAATTCTTCTGCTGTCATTCCGTATTTCGAATCATCTGTTTGAAATGACGATTGTAAAGAAGGAGATGAAGCAGGAGGCGATTTTATTCCAAAGATTGAATTCATAATTTTTCTGCTTTTTTGAAAGAATGTATTGCCTTTTATACCGGTTTTACTTTTTAAAAATGCTTCATATTTTGCATTTGGTAAATATACCCATTTATCATTGTAACTTAGTATTTTATATAATTTTGTAGTTGGATTATAATTGCCTTTTAGTTCGGGATATAATAAAGGATTAAGAATAAATCCTTGTGTATAATAATACCATATTTTATCGTCAACAGACGATAGCGCCACGTTATTTGTTGCATATTTAATTCCTTCTTTTTCTGCGGGAAACTTCATATTACATGAAAGATATTTAATGAAATTCAGTAAATTGTAGCCCTGGCCTTTTGTTGTTAAATCCGCACAAATAACATCAATGTATAATTTACTTGTAATAGTTTTTGACAGTTTGTAATTCATTAATATAGTTGCAAACGAGGTAATTACGGGAGAATTTGTTTCACAATCATATGTTGTTATAGTTGCTATAAAATCACAGGTTTTCAAAGAATCTTTAATATACAGGCTGTTTAAGGGGCAAAATGTCCTGCTAATCAGTCCAAACACAGAGGACATCATGGGGACTGTCAATTGATTCATAAAAGGAATACTGTGTGGGCGGTCTTTATCCAAATTCACTGGGAATATTGATTTCGAAATTTTCGGAGTATAGTGTCGCGTGTTATTAATATATATTTGAAACTGGCCTACATTTGAAGTCTTGAGACCACATGTTTTAAACGGAATTTGTTTATCACTACTAGGGTATTTAGCATCCATATTATATGCGGATAAAATAATATAAAAAAGTAATTGATGATTGTAATGAGCAGTATTTTCGTAATAGCAGGAGTCATTGCAATCGTGTTTTGTATTTTGAAATTTATTGAGATGCGGTTTATTGAGAAAGAGACAAAACCTGTGAAACTTCTTCTAAAGGATACTGTGATTGTTTATCTTTGCAGTGTTATCGGGTATTATGTTTTAGAACAAATTGGCAGTTTGGTGAAAGAAGGCGGGGGCGTTGTAGGAGAGAAAAATATGGCGGAGGTTTTTACTGGGGAACCAGAGTTTTAATTAAATACGCGTTTAAAATGATTAGAATAATATTGTTGGATTCCGCGTATATCATGAGCATTTCAAGCATATAAATGAATTGAAGAAGCTCGTCTGCATCACGCATTATGAGTAAATGCAGATGAATCCCTGCGAAAATCGCCATGAAATATCCTGCAGTTTCTTTTGCAGTATTTGGGTAAAACATTTGCCAATATATTTTTGAAAATATATTGAGAAATATAAAATATGGCGAGGCGGCGCCCATGAGAGAAAGACCGATTGCGAGGTTGATGAAGGCTATTAGGATATGCATTCTCTCTATTTGTATTCTCTCTTCTTTTGAGTGTTCTCTTTCAATTTTCTTATTTAAAAAATTACATAAAAAGTCCAATTGCCAAAAATCCCAAAAAGATATAAACCTCATTTATATCTTTTTTGACAGAAATGTGCCAGTCTATCAGGAGAATTAAAAATTCCACAATATACGATAATTTTACAATGGCAACGTTTATAGTAATAATCCTAAAAACTCCTAGAATGAATTTATGATAATGATAAATAAACCGCGTATGTAATTTCGGGGTTTTTTCGATGTTAGGCGCAAGCCAACACATATATAATGCCCACATGACAGCGTTGACAATGTAGCAAGCTCCTTGGTAAAATGCAAATGTTCGTAGCATTGATTGAATAAAAGATGTCTTTAAATAAGAACGAAAATCAATTTTTATTTTATTAAACAAGGCAGGGTATCTTGTCAATATTCATAATCGTTTCTTTGCCTGTGAGAGATTTCTGAGGGACAGCGAATGATTTGAATTCTGGTCTCAACAATTGATTTTTCGGAGTATGTTCATGGACACAGCGCGCAATCATTTTATAAAGTTTGAAATCGGGATATCTCTCATCGCCATTCATTTTGTATAAAACATTCAAGCCATTATCGTCTAAACACCATTGCACAATGAGACGGATAACTGGGCCACATTCCTCCAATTTTTTAATAGAAGACATGTCCTCTACTACGTAATCGAATATGGAGCACGCTAATCGACACAAATCAAAACTGTAATTCGGGTCTAAACGCGGTTTCTTCTTGTTGAAATACGGTTCGCAATTGTATTGTGTAGCGGCGTCCTCGTTTTTCTTAAAACAATCACTGCAGAATCCGACTTCACCATATTTGTAAATAGCTCTGCCGAAATCGATGATTTTATAAATGCGGCCGAATGTGGGTACGCGGTAAGTCGTCCCGTCAAAACAATAATACAAATACTTTTCAGAGGTCTTGTTGAACATGATATTATTTGTATGCAAATCATTGTGTGTCATGTGAAACACTTTTTGGTATGTTAAAAGCATCATGATAACTTGCATGAGAATTGCGAACCATTCTTCATCAGGAATTTCTTTTTCAGAATTGATGAGAGAATCGAGGGTGTCTTCGCAGTGTTCCATGCAAATGACGTTCACTGGAAATTTAGGGAGCGTCATAAAGACGTCATCATCCGAGAAAGAGGAAGAGCGGTTTGTAGGGGATTCCATGTCTTCCCATTGACTTTGTTCTTCTTCCTCGCCTTCGCCTTCTCCTTCTGTTTCCGATTTAGTACACGAATTAGGGTCGGAATTTCCCGAAGTATGCGAGGTTCTTGAAGAGCAAGTGGATGTTGTACTTCGTGAATTTTTGAGGGAAACCACTTCGATTTCTTCTGCTTGTTCTCCTTGTTCCTCGTTTTCTTTTCTCTCTTCTTTTTTCACTTCAATCTCATCTAAATTTTCAAAAACAAGTTCTGATTGCGCTGAAATTTCGGTGATGTTTATGGTGGGTAATTTTTGCGGAGAATCAAAAAGATAATCATAATTATCGACTTCAAACAAAACTCCTTTGTTTTTGTTGAAAAAATCGGAACGGCAAAGATATTCCAAATCTTCGATAATATTTACTTTAAATTCGTTCTTAATTCCTAAGAAAGACCCGTAAAAATCGAGACCATGTACAAATCCATAGTTATTCTTGAGCAAGTCCGTCAAATATGAAAAAAAACCGTCGACATATGCCGAGTTGTTTTTCTCCGCAATTTTTAGGAGAACTTGGTCAGAGGGGACGAGGCTAGGCAGGTTCAATAACTTATCCTTTTCGGCCTGGTATTTTCCGAGAACATATTTGAAGGGGTCGATAAGAGGGGCGAGTTTGAAAAATACTTTGACATTGCGCGGTTTTTCAGTGATATGTTTAACGAGACATTTTGTTTCTGATTTTATTGCGTGAATATGCCATGAATTGTTCAAGTTAATAGAATTGAAATTTGCATCAGTGAGAGAAAAATAGGCATCATAATACGGAATGTAATTTTGGCAGTTTTCGATTGACATATGTCCCTCGGAAAAGCTCTGGAAAAGTTCTGTGTTTTTCCGTTTCACGTAGTTGATACCGGCAATCATTTAGCTAAATAATATATTAATAAATGTTCTTTTTAACTTATTATACACATATAAGCTTTTTCGCTAGTTCATAAGTTAAATCGACTATCCCTATTATCACGCCATATTTTTTATTAACAGCCATAGTAGGAGTTGCTTTTATTAATGAATCCGCGAAATTATCTGCATGGTCAATTGTATTGTACGTTAAACTTAATCATAGTATACTTCGGCGTTTCCGCGTCAATCCGATTAAGTATTTAAACATGTATGCTATTGCGTTAGTTTTTATTTTTCTTTAAATACTTTTATATTATATGTCGTCATTAGAATTGAAAAAATTTGACATGAAAACTATTAGTTTCAAACCAAACGAATCGAAAGGTCCCGTTGTAGTTCTTTTAGGAAGACGTGATACTGGTAAGAGTTTTTTGGTGAAAGATTTGCTTTTTTATCATCAGGATATTCCTGTGGGCGTTGTGATAGCCGGCACTGAAGAAGGAAACGGATTTTACGGGAAACTTGTCCCGAAATTATTTATTCATAACGAGTACAATACCGCGATTATCGAGAATATTTTGAAACGACAAAAGTCTATATTGAAACAAATTAAAAAAGAAATGGATACTTTCAAGAAAAGCAATATCGACCCGAGGACGTTCGTCATTTTAGATGATTGTCTTTATGACTCTACATGGACTCGCGACAAATTGATTCGATTACTTTTTATGAACGGACGACATTGGAAAATTATGTTGGTGATTACCATGCAATTTCCTTTAGGAATTCCGCCGACGCTTCGTACAAATATTGATTTCGTCTTTATTTTGCGAGAGCCTTATATTGCAAATCGTAAAAGAATTTATGAGAATTATGCGGGAATGTTTCCCACGTTTGAATCGTTCTGCCAAGTTATGGACCAATGTACGGAAAATTATGAATGTTTAGTTATTAATAATAATTCAAAATCGAATAAATTACAAGACCAAGTTTTTTGGTATAAAGCCGATAATCATAATGATTTTAAATTGGGTTCAAAAGAATTCTGGGACTTGTCGAAAGACATTGGGTCTGACGAAGAAGATGAAAAATACGACCCCGGGAATACGAAAAAGCGCGGTCAAGGCCCAAAAATAAATGTGAAAAAGACGAAGTGGTAATTATTTATCATTACATAATATGAATAAAAAACAATTGTTCGCAGGTATTGTTTTTTATATTTTAATTTTATTGGTGCAACCAAAAAAGTATTATATGTGGTATCCTACAATTCCTCTTTATCCAGATAATAACAAAGAAATAGACTTTATGATAAAAAAATATATTAGTAAAAGGACACAAGATGATAT